GTTATTGTTTTCTAAGGAGGAAACTATGATTAAATTTATCGAAAGAAACAAAGAGATCATTAGCACACTCAGTATCGTAGCATTAGTAACTGTTTTGTCAAACACGGCTAATGCATCTATAAGTCTTGATACTAAGAACAATCTTAGCCTTGAACAGGCTCAGAAATTAGAAACTGCCTCGAAAGAGGTTTTTTTGGTTTCTAAGGCAAAAAAACTAGAGAGTTTTGAGAATAAGGTTTCTCTAACTGATTTAGAACTTAAAGAACTGCTTTCGCTAGTAGGCTTCAAGGGTAAAGACCTTGTTGTTGCTTGGGCAGTGGCTAAAAAAGAGTCTAATGGGCGACCACTGGCTTTTAACGGCAACCACAAGACTGGTGACTCATCTTATGGTATGTTTCAAATTAATATGATTGATACACTTGGTCCTGATCGTAGAACTAAGTTTGATCTTGACTCTAATGCTGAACTATTCAATCCCGTCAAGAATGCAGAAATTGCATACTACATGACAAACGGTGGAGAAGATTGGTCCTCATGGAAGGGCATCACGCCAAAGACCAGAATGTGGATGAACAAATTTCCTAAATAATACATAAAAAGATAGGGGTCCTTAATTGGGCCCTTATTTTTTTACCATTTTCCAAGTGGGCACTCTGCTTGCTTTAAATGGGTTTTTATCTTCATAAAGCATCCACATTTCTTACATGTTGCTGTTAGTTTTATTAATTCTGGGCAAGAGTTACAAATATCTAGCCTATCAAAAGCAATGTCTTCTGATGTTCTATTGGAAGGCATAATAATATCCCAGGGCTTAACTTCCCCCATGTTTTTCCTAAATCTGCTCCATAAATTTTCGTCTAAATTTTCTTCCATACTACAAGTCTATCATAACTAGACCTTGGAGTTGTGAACTACCATATTTCCAGCAATAATGGTGTCTACTGGGAAGGCGTTAAACTTAAATACATTTCTTGTTTCTTCAATATAGTCAATTCCAGTTACTGGAGTTGCTACCATTCCAGAATCCGTTGCCTCAAATATAAAGTCTGAGGATGTTACTGTTTTTGCCTCTACGAATATGTGTGAATCCCCACGCTTGATAAGAACCTTCTCTTCTGCTGTAAATCTCTTATTCTTATCACCATTAAAGTAAATTGTTGTTTCTTTAATAGATGGTTCGATCTGTACAATTTCAGACTTGACTCTTTGTACTCCATTAAGATTTTCTGGGTAAACAGTTGAGGCAGAAGGATCTTGCAAATCATCAAGTAAGCCTTCCCAAGTAATAGACCAAATTTGATCTCCAAGTTTAATATCTTTTGCTGGTTTAAATTCAACAGAATTTTCCAGCCCAACAACCTGAATAAGAGTGTCTTGATCAATACACACCTTGAGAGGAACGAATGAATATGCTGCTGGAGTAAAGGAATAAGGCGCAACAGGAGTAAATGAATAAGTAACTGGCGTGAATGAATAAGTGGTTGGAGTAAATGAGTACGGTGTAAATGAATATACTGGAGTAAATGAATATGGCACGAATGAATAAGCAGTAGGTGTAAATGAATATGGAGCACCACAGTCTGGTGCTGATACTGATGGCGTTCCTCCTTCTGTTCCTACTGCACAATTAAAGTTAGACCCAAACTCTCCAGTCTGACCAAGGAATGTTCTAACTGCAGCACAGGTTGTGTTGGCCCAGAAGAATGGTCCTTGTGAACCGCCACCAGAACCTGATGAAGCACAGTATGCATACCAAACACCAGAAGCAGCGGTTGGTGTAAATGAATATACTGGTGTAAATGAATATGGTGTAAATGAATATACTGGTGTAAATGAATAAACAGGTGTACAGTTTGCTGCTGCAATCGGTGATGGTCCTGCTTCTGGTCCTACTGCACAGTTAAAGTTGTTTCCAGGACCCAGTTCTCCAGTTTGAGTAAGTGTTTGTAAAACCTGAGCACAGGTCTTATTAGCCCAGAAGAATGGTCCTATAGAACTTCCATCGCCTCCTGATGCAGGGTTAGAGCAGTGTGTATACCAAACACCAGTCTGCTCGGCAACAGGAGTAAATGAATATACTGGAGTAAATGAGTATGTATCAGGAATTGGAGTAAATGAGTATGTATCAGGAACTGGTGTAAATGAGTACGCTGGGGTTGGTGTAAAAGAATACGGGGTAAATGAAAAAAGATAATATGTATAAGAAACATTTGTTTCATAATCAACGAGAGTGTCAAGTGCTGGTGTTTGTGATGCAATCTTTTGATTTAAAGTATCATCTGTTGTGGTTGTAGATCCAGTTTCTACTGCAACAAGACCACTATCTGTAATTGATTGTGTTGCTGTGGTTCTGGTCAAACCAGAAAGACTAGGTACCTTTACCATACCTTTTAAAGATGACCAAAAACCAAAATTTAGCATCTTTAACCTAAGCCGTCAGATCACCAAGAAGTAGCCAAGTGTTTGTGTCAACTTTTGTAAGAACTGCACCAGAATACCTAGAGGATATCTTCTTGTTTGAATTTTTGCTATAAATAGTTACACCAACTGTAGCACCTGCAAAAGAAACAGCCCCTGTTCCATATCTAATAAACTCAATTTTTTGTCCTACTGTAAATGGGGTTGTACTGTTTAGCGGAATAGTAATAACAACATCTGAAGCAGATTCTACCGAGATGGTTTTACCTGCATCTGACTTTACTACAGTATATGCAGATGTCTTTGTAACAAAAGTTACAGAATCATTTACATATCTCCACTCTGATCCAGAATAGTATTGAACTTGATCAATTACGCTTCCGTCATTTTCTTGTCTTACAAAGCAAACTAATCCTGCAACTGGAGATGTTAAAACTGAATCTCTTTCTGTTGCGTTTTGGAAATTATTAATTCCACCCTTTGCTTTAATTACATTTTCAAATGTTGTTGCTGCGGTAAATGTTTGATCTGCTGACCATGTGTATTGCTGATTTGTATTTACTGATCCACCAATAGAATACCAGGTGTCATCAGACGCATTGTATACGTAAGCATTTTTTCCGTCAGTGTTAATTGTTGCCATCTGAAGTTATCCCCAATGCTCTTAATTCTGCCTCTGTAAATCCAAGTGCTATAAATTTTGCTATAGCATTTTCTTTAAATTCTTGATCAATAGTGATTTCTTTTTTAGCCATTATGCACCTATCGCTCTCCATGCAGTTCCAGACCAAACATACATAACTAATGGAGATGAATTAGAGTCAACCCATAAAGTTCCTGTTGTTGGAGACTGTGGCGCATTCCCAGCATAATATGATTCTGAGTATTGTGTGGACGCTGAAACTCCAGAGTCAGAGTCTAGCCATACATACCCATTTGCTACACCAGTTGGCTGGGTAGTTGAAACAGTGGAGCCAAGTCCACGATTATTAATAGTAACAATATCTGCATCTATTCTTTTTAAGTTACCAGCCAGGGATGTTGATAAAATTTCTGATTGATTTGAGGGTGGTGTTGATGTTCCATATAAAAATAATTTTAGTGCTTCCTGAATATCTGCAGACTCATTGTAAGAAGGCACCTTTGTGTCATAGGGTCCATTAAGATTGATATTATCTGCCATTATTCATCTCCCCCAAAATTATACCACAGAAATAAGTAGATCTACTACTTTATCTCCGACCACTTCTACCCACGCAGATGAAACTAACTCAATTGCGTTTACCACAATTTTGAGCGCTCTTACCTGATTGTCTGTAATTATTTCTAAAGATTTGAGGGTAACTATAATTGGCAAATTGTTCACTATAGATTTTTGAATATTAAGTTTGTCAACAGTTATTGTTGCGACAAGGTCTTCTGGGACAATACTTATCAGGGGTATAAGAATCTGAGCATTGCCACCTATAAATTCAGAGTTAACACTTTTGCTTGCAAGGTTTGGAACAATGTTTAAAAGTTTGCTCCAACTATTTGTTCCATCAGCATTTAGGTACTGGTATAGCGACAAGTAATCTTCATCTTGTGGGTCTATATTGATATACATGTCTAAAAGGTTTGGCGTTTGTCCTATAGTTGCTAGGTTTGGATTTCCATCCCCAACAAACCAGTAACTTCCTCTTTTGCCTGTTGGACCAATGTCAAGATCAACTGAGATTTTTGATGGACCACCTAAAACAGTTATTTGATCTGTAGAATAGATTTCGGTCATGGTTAGACCGCTCTAGTTACATCTGCTGTAACGGTAACTGTTCCCGTAAGTATTGTGTATACAAGTGGATATGGTGTAGCAGTTTTTTTAATTTCAATATCGTAAACATATTGAACTCCTGCAGTAAGTTGAGCACCGTCTGCTGGTCTAATAGCACAAACTGCCTTTGTGGGATCGTCAGAACTTATTACAGCGTAGCATTCTATCGGGGTAGATCCAGAAGAGCCTCGTTCAGTTGAAATTGAAAACTTAATTGTATATCCAGTCATAATAAAGGCAGATCCATCGCTCTGTTTTGGGTAGATAGAAAAATCTTGAGTATCACCCTTGTAGTATGTTAAGTTTAATTCACCTGGGAATGCCATAGAATTATTATACCACGCCGACGTAAATAGAATTGAGAATAACTGATGACTCGTAGTCAGTTCTGAACTGAGGGATTGCTCCCTCGCTCCAAGACCATTTATCCTCTATAAATATTTGCTGGGTTACGGACATAGGGTAGGTGGTTTGATATTTAAATGATCCCAAAAATTGACAAATATTTTGTTTTGATTTTGAGGAGTATGTTCTTGCCCATAGTTCTGTTCCAGTTTGGAATGTAGTCAATTCAAAGTTATATGTTACAAATACTTGGGCACCAACATTAAGTCCTAAGAAGTTTAGTCTTCTAGATTCCTGATTCCAAAGGCTTGTGCACTTCTTTGGCAAAAAGGTTTCATCTGATTCTTTTTGGTTTGACAAAAATACATCTACCCAACCATCAACACCGTATGCAGCACCAAGTCTGATTTCTTTTCCTGCTCCTGAATGATAACTAGCCCATCCTGACTGTTGTCCAGATGAAGATACTGAAGATGCTCCATCGGCACCTTTTGGACCTGGTAATCCCATGGGACCTGCTGGACCAGGAGGACCCTGTAATCCATTGGCTCCCCTTGGACCTTCTGGACCTGGAAGAGGAATAAAGACTGAGTTGTTTTCTGCACCAGTGGTTGCTTGAAGTTGTTCTACTTGTGCTGCGTAAGAAGATTTTCTTGCGCTTGGAAAGTCCATAGATTTAGAAGAGGCCATAACAGCATTATCTCACGGATTTATTTATTTACTTTAAAGGTTTTGTTCTTAATTCTAATTACTGGTGGCAACTCAAGTCTTGGAGTTGTAACTTTTACTACTGCCATTATAGGCTACCTGTAATATCTCCAAGCACAGAGATGGTTCCAATCAGCGGTGTCCAAATTGTATCTCCATCAATTGTTGCTTGTAGATCAAATGTTAATTCTGTTACAACTGATTTAAATCCAGTACCCCAATTTTCAGTAATAGATGCAGGAGCCA